TCATTCTGGGACGAGCGCGTTCCGCTTATGCGGGACCTCGATGCGCTGGGTGGATTTCAGACTAGCGGCACCCGATGGGATCGGATGTTGGCGTCCGGCCCAGGCTACTTCACCAAGTCGTTCGAGATACGCAAGCAGTTCGTTAGTCAATTCGGCTTCGCAGTTCCCTGTCGGGAAATGCTGGAGTTCGTCGCACGTCACTCCAAGCGGATCATCGAAGTCGGTGCTGGAACCGGGTTCATGGCATCCCAACTTCGTCGATTTGAGATCGACGTGATCGCTACCGACCTCGATCCAGGCGACGAGCCATACTATGGTTTCGAGATAGGCACCCATCATACGGTCGAGAAGATTTCGGCAATCGACGCGGTGAACAAGTATTCTGACCGGGACCTGTTCTGCTCCTGGCCCTCGCTCGGCAAAAGCTGGCTCAGTGAAGCCGCGACAGAGTTGGAGCCCGGACGGCTGCTCTTCTACGTGGGCGAATCTTATGGCGGCTGCACCGCCGACGATACGTTTCACGAACTCGTCGATCCTGACAACGGCCATTTCGAGAGGGTGGACTTGTTCGATATGGTCCAGTTCTGCGGGATCAGCGACAATCTTTGGGTCTACCGTCGCCTGCCGAATGCGACGGCTCCCGAACTAATCGGTTAAACCGCTCCGAAATCAGCGGATTCGACGCTTGATATCCGTTGTGTTTTTCGTCTACCACATTGAGTGTCAACCAAGGTTAAGTCTGGAGTGAAAATGTCGCGTAAATCCGCTCAGAAGCGTAACCAGTCCAAGGCAAAGCCAGCCGGATCGCAGGCCAGGACGGAATCACTACCGGCCAATGCATTGGCATCGATCCAGAAGATGGTCGCTGAAGCGGTCCCCGCAGCGGTCAACCGAGTCCTGACCGACCCGACTCCCAAAGACAGCGAACCCACACCGCCTGCGCCCAAGCCGCTGACTGGCAGGTCGCCTCGATCCGTACTGGTCGCCCCGGAGAGCAAGGCGCCAACCCGGCGCGCTTCCGAGTTCGAGACGATCGTTCGTCATGCGGCAACTCAGAAGGTTATCTCGCTGAGCCAACTTTCGCGCCTACTCGGGCGTTCAAACGGCTACCTCACTTCGGTGTTTGCCGGTCATTCCCCAATCACGCAGGAATTGATCCGAAACTGTGCAGGCATCCTCGGCTCCACTGCGTTCGAAAAGCTCCTCAGCCCGCAGTCGAAGTCCAAGCTGGACGAACCCGCCCAACCCCCGGCGATCCCGCTAACCCCGGTCTTGCTCGATGCGATCTCGAAGGAGGACCCGGAGCCTTCGCTCGGAGTCCCTGCAACGATCGGGGTTGCGCCGCTGGTTCCGCAATCCACCGACACGTCGGTTCCCGGTCTGACGATCAAGGAGATCATCGCCGCTGCGTCCAAGCCGACCGCCGTTCCGACCGTCCGGATGACGATCACCCCGGCGATTGCGAAGAAATTCCTCCAGCACAACAAGACCAATCGCACGATCTCGACCTCGCACGTCCAATGGTTCGCTAAGCAGATCAGCGACGACGAGTGGGATTCGGAAAATGGCGAGGCGATCAAGTTCTCTCCGGAGGGCAATCTCCTCGACGGCCAGCACCGCCTCATGGGCATCGTCCTGGCCAACATCGACGTGGAATGCGATGTTCAGTTCGGCGTCCCCCAGACCTCGCAGGCGACGATCGATGTCGGTCGCAAGCGATCGATCGGCGATCAGCTTGCGATCAGCGGCGAGAAGTACGGAAATCAGGTGGCCTCAACCATCCGCTGGGTCTACGCGATCTCCAACGGTACGATCGCGTACAAGACCTCGACCCCGGAGGTGAAGCGCTTCCTCGCCCGGCACCCTTCTGTGGCGGAGGCGGTCAGCCACGTGAAGAGCCACAAGTTCACGGGTACCAACCCGACCTTGCTGTGCGCGATCTACTTCATTGCGAAGGACGCGCTTGGCGAGACCGAGAAGGCTGCGGAGTTCGTCAAGGTGTTCACCACCGGCTACCCCTCGTACGAGGGCGACCCTGCCCATCGGGTTCGCGAGATGTACATCGAAGCCCGAACCAAGGGTAATACGATTACGCAGGCCCGGCAGGCGGCCAACCTCATCCACGCGTGGAACCTGTTCCGAAAGGGCGTCAGTGTGAAGGCAATCCGTCTTCCGCACGAGATTCGTATCGATGGATTCGATCCGGCTTCCCTCGGAGTGTCCACGGAAGCCCGCATTCCCGCACAGACGGTCCGGTTGGACGACGGGACAGCGGTGTTGGAGCGCGTATGAAGCTCTCAGAATTCCAAATCGATTTGGAATTCTACATGGGGGACAGCAGATGGCGCGTGACCGATGTTGGGTCACGCGCCGTTTGCGCGATCCACGTGGATGAGGCGGTCATCGCCAATGGGACGACGAAGACCACCTACAACAAGCGACAGGCCGAAGAGAACGGCTGGTTCAACGGGCCGCCCTACGGAGTGGCGGAGACCGTCATCGACGAATACGACCAAGATGCCTGCACACTCGCGTACGCGTATATCCTTGGGATCGACAATGAGTGACCTGATCCACATTGTGTGGTTGACGCATATCAAGAGCATTGCTGAGCGCGCCGAGAAGCAAGGCGAGGCGGCGTTTTGGCTTTTGCAGAACGTTGGATTGCGGAATGGCGCATGGTCGTCGGAGAGCTATGACCATTACATGGAATATCGGTTCGCCGATCCCAACCATGCGTTCGAATTCAAGATGCGTTTCGGCTGATGGGCAGGCTGGTTACGCGCTTTCCGATACGGATACGCGATGAAGCAAGCTGGGTCTTGTTCGATGTCGCCTGCGCCAATGCGGATGAGACTCTTGAAGAGATCAACGACTGGATGAAAACCCGTCCGACATACTATGCAATCACCAAGATTTTGAATCAACCCTATAATAGACCAGATATCATACAGATCGCAATTACCAATCCTAATACGTCGTTCGAGTTCAAGTTCAAATTTGGCTGACACGACCCCGTTATATTATGGCTAAATACCTCAAAGCCTTGAGGTATAGCCGTGAATTTTGAAGCCGCCGCTTCCGAAACCTTCCAGATTCTTCGTTCATACGATTACGAAGTCATTCTGTTCAGCGACGAACACCAGCAGGTGTTCGAGCCCAGCGAGGCTCGCCGCTTTTTCGCCAAGCCCGTGAATCTCCTCGTATCCCTGGTCGATGACGGGGAGGATTCGGCTGTGCGTCTTTACCTGTCGAAGTCGATCCGGATTTCCGAAGTCATCGGACTGGTTTCAAGTCTTCGTACCATGGCCACTAAATATAAAATGGTTTTCAACGTGCGCGAGTACAATAAGGTGCTCAGCCCGAAGGATTTTGCCACGCAAGCATCCGTTACCGAATCTAAGGGGAACACTATGAATCTTGTCGAAGGAATGTACGGGACTTCTCGCAGTTCGTATTTGAAGCTGGAGAATGCCCGCATGATCGTTCGGCATTCGACCCGCATCAACGAGAACATCCTCGGTGCCCGTGGCCGCAATGTCGAGACCATCCACATTGAGGACAACCAGGGGCAGCGCTTCCTGATGCCGACCCAGCAGCTTGCTCCGGCCCGCGCCATGGCCCACCACGTGGACAACGGCGGCTCCTGGGCGGACACCGTGGGCGAGCAAATCTCCCGCATGGCCCAGAACTTTGCCGACCTCGGCGCCGCCTCCCGCCATATCGGCCACTATGCCCCCGAGCTTCACGAGAGCGCCGTCCAGATTCGCGACACCGTTCGCGAGTGCGCCCGAAACATGCGTCGCACCTTCGAATCACTCGGACGTAAGACCCGATACGCGGATGTCGCCGAAGGTCTACGCCAGCTTGGTGAGACCCTGAACGAATCCTCCGACGAGGACTACCAGGGCAAGGTCACCGAACTCGCTGGCATGCTGAACACCGAGTCGGTCCAGCTTTCCGAGCGCGTGCTCACCACGGTCGCCCGCGTCGTCGAAGGCGCCGCCGCTCAGATCGTCGAGGACACATCGGAGACCATCTCAGTGCTGGGTCACGCGATCCATAAGGACGCATGGACGGCCTTCAAGGAAGGGCGCATCGATCTGACCCAGCCGGTCGCGGAAGTCCCTGGTAGCCCCGCGAAGACGTTTAAGGCCATCGTGGCGGCCACACAGGACGACACCCTGACGAACTTCCTTAGCTTCGTCCTGGGCGAGATGCTGAAACCAGTCGATCAGCGAACCGTAGATACGAAGAATCTCCGCGCCATCACCGCCAAGGTTCTCGCATCTGCGCAGAAGCAAATTGATCCGAACGAGCCTATGTCCGTCCCAGCAGTTCGAGAGTTCCTAGAATGGGCTGACAAGCACACGGTTCGATCGATTCATGAGACCACCGAGGAAGAAACCGAAACGGTCGAAGAGGACGGCTGCTTAGCCGACCGCGATCTCATGGGCCTCGATTCCGCACTTGAGGAAGAGACCGTGGATGAAAATTGCGGTGAGTGCGAAGGTGACGACCTGACTCAAGAGGATATCCTTCTGCCAGCAAAGAATGGCGATCTCAAATCTGAAGTCACAAAGTCTTCCGTAGAGGGAGAGAACGGCGAGCAGGCCCCGGACGATAACTACATTAATAGACTTCAGTCACTCGCTGGAGTTCGTGGCAGGGGATATTAATGTCTGATATCCGCAAGCATATAGATTTGATCGCCGAGCGATCATACGATGGGAATAAACTAATCCCAGGAACCGAAACGGACGCGGTGGTACCAAACTACCATGACGGCGCCCCCGAGATCGGCACAAAATTCACGTTCAAGGATAAGGTCTACGCCTGCGTCGGGTGGATGGTCGAACAGCGCATTCCAGGCCAATTTGGTAAGCGCGGGGCGAACCTCATCGCTTGCCGTCACGATCAGGCCACCTGGGTGATTGGTATGGGCGGCGGTGGCCCTGGCACAATTGCGCCAATGTCACAAATTCGGGTTGTAGGACAAATGAAATGGTCCGAGGAGCAACGCTCAAAAGTTGTAGATTCTGCAATGTTGGCAATCTCCAAAAAACTCACGTTGGTTAAACCCAATACCCCCTGAAAAGCGAACCCAATGCTATCAAAAGAACGTGTTGACGTACACGAAAAAGTGTACCACTAATTTCGTCGGTTAGCGCCCCGGCGATTACTGCTGCGGTCGGGTCGTTAGCCGATGAACATTAACTACCAGCCCTTGGGTCTAAAAACCCAAGGGCTTTTTCTTTTCGATCTGCTCAATAGTCATTCTATCTATTGATGAACCACTCCAAAAGGTGACGAACAGAATCATCTCACTCTCCGTAAGGAACGAGGCACTTTGATTCTCTATTTTAGTTCGTTCATGGGAGAATTGTTCGTGGCACCATTGCAACAGTGTTAGGCATCTTCTGTATGAAACCACACAATCGCCCGAGCCATTAATTCTGGGCGTCACCCGCCAAGGATTCCCAGGCTTGGGACTGTGATGCCACATGAATCTGTCGTCGGAGAGAGAGGCGTCGGTCATTTGGATTCCTTGCGGGCGCGGAGGATTTCAAAGGCTTGCTGTGGCGTATCATTGGGATTCCGACGTAGGTGCACGGTGATGGCTCCCTCGTTGTAGCCGATTGATTTACATGCTGATGCGTATGACATCTGGACTCCGTTCACTTCAACGAATTTATTGTTCCAGGCCGTTCGGACAGGGGAAGGTACAAGACCGAACGCCTGCTCCAGGGTCCACCCGAGCTTGTTAACCCGCTGGCCAATCATCTTCTCATCAAGCCCGTAGGCGCGGGCGGCATCGCCTCTGCTTGCGTACCTAACTCCCTCAAGAATAATCACACCGACCTTCCAAGTCGGCATCGGGACGAGCCCAACTGCTTGCTCTGGCGTATGACCAAGACACAGCCGCTTGATCATCTTCTGATAGGGAACACTATGTGCCTTCGCTGCGGCGGTTTTCGAAGGGTAGACTGTTCCATTGATAGTCCACTCTTTCCGAACACCGTCGATTCCACCATGAGCAGTGTTGTATCCACATTCACGCGAGTTCAGAATACGAATTAGAATTCTTTCCCTTTCATATGCGTCTGCTAAAAGGTCAAAGCAGGCTACTTCCGACCAGAAGAACGCTTCCGGGCCATACTTTCGAATCGCAGAGTGAAACTTGAATCTAGAGCCTGCTGCGGCTTCGCTGACGTGCTTCTTCCATCGATCCTGAATCAGACCGGTCGTCACGCCTACGTAAATCTTATGATTCTGAATGTTTTGAACAAAATATACCGAAGCCATGTTTAATATATTGCCCCGGATAGTGCTGGTTTTGTATAAATAAACATAGGCAGAGAGCAAATTATCTGTCTTGGCAACCAGCACTAACAACCATTTTCATAACAAATTTTTAAAGGACAAATCATCATGGCGAGCATGGCCGAGATTAGAGCAAAGCTTCTTGAGAAGAACAAGGGCGGCTCAGGCAACAATCAGCGCTCCGGTGGGGACCGAGCGAGCTATCCTTTTTGGAACGCAGCCGTCAATACGACTGCAACTCTACGCTTCCTTCCCGACGCAGACCCCGACAATACGTTCTTCTGGGTCAAGCGTGAAACTATTCGTCTTCCGTTCGAAGGCGTCGTCGGCGGCGAATACCCGACGAACAAGCCGGTCACCGTGACCGTACCCTGCAACGAGATGTTCGGCGGCACCTGCCCCATCAACACGGCGATTCGCCCGTGGTGGAAGGGTACGGATGAAGATAAGCTTCGCGCCCGCCAGTATTGGAAGAAGAAGAGCTACCTTTTCCAGGGATTCGTGACCTCTTCACCTTTCGAAGAGCAGGATGCACCTGAGAACCCGATCCGTCGCTTCATCATCAATCAGTCGATCTACGACGTGATCGAGAAGTCCATCACTGATCCGGACATGGAAGACAACCCGACTGATTACGTCGGCGGCACTGACTTCCGCATCGCCAAGACCCAGAAGGGTGAGTGGGCCAACTACTCGTCCTCGTCCTGGGCTCGCAAGTCCCGCTCCCTCACCGAGGCCGAAATGGCTGCGGTCGAGAAGTACGGCCTGCACGACCTGAAGCAGTTCCTGGGCCGCAAGCCTGACGCGGACGAGCTTGAGGCGATCAAGACGATGTTCGAGTGCTCCGTCGCTGGCGAGCCCTACGACATGGAAGCGTTCGGCAAGTACTTCAAGCCGTACGGTTCGCGCGATGACGATGCCGGTGGTTCGTCCGCCGCTCCGGCCCGCACCGCCGCTCCGGTCTCGCGCGCTCCGGCTCGCGAGGTCGCCGAATCTTCAGGTGATCGATTCTCTGGTTCGATCGAAGTTTCTGATGCTCCGGCGGCTCCGGCTTCCGAGACGAAGTCGAACCCGTCCGACATCCTTGAGCGTATTCGTCTCCGTACCCAGAAGTAAGTAAGGTCTGCTCTAAAGACTGAGAGAATCGTGCCTAATTTGGCGCGGTTCTCTTCCGCACGCCTGAATTATGCGATTCAATATTTTAAGGACAGTTATGAAGAAGCCATTTGATCTAGCGAAGCTGCGTAAGAAGGTCGAGAAGTCGATCCCCGGAATGTCTTACGGATTCAGCGACCCCACGGTGTTTCTCGACACCGGCTGTTACGCGCTGAACTACCTGACCGGTGGTCGATTCTCAGGCGGCGTCCCGCTGGAAGGCAAGACCACCATGTTCGCGGGCGATTCCGGTTCCGGAAAGTCCTACATCGTCTCGGCGAATCTCATCAAGGATGCCCAGAAGCAGGGCGTGTATCCGATTCTCATCGATACGGAAAACGCCATCGATCTCATGTGGATGCAGAACCTTGGCGTGAAGACGGACGAGGATCACCTTGAGAAGTACGTCATCTCGACGGTGGACGACTGCGCCAAGTTCATCGGCGAGACGATCGAACTCTGGAAGGAAGCCAACATGGAGCTTCCGGCGGCCCAGCGTTCGAAAATCCTTTTCGTAGTGGATTCCGTGGGCATGCTGATCACGCCGAATCAGGAACGTCAGTTCATGGAAGGCGACCAGAAGGGCGATCTCGGTCTCAAGGCGAAGCAGGTCTCGAACATGCTCCGCGTGATCCAGGCGAAGATCGCATCGTTGCCGATCGGCGTGGTCTTTACCAACCACGTGTACGCGTCCCAGGACCAGTACACCCCGGACGTGATTCCAGGCGGTAAGATGCTCGAATTTGCCACCTCGGTGATCGTGCAGATGAACAAGTTGCTTCTGAAGAAGAACGAGCTTGACGAGAATATTACCGAGGACGGCTCCGCCGCCATGGGTATCCGTTCGTCCTGCGTCGTTCGCAAGTCGCGCTACTCGAAGCCTTTCGAGAAGCTTCAGATTTACATCCCGTACGACTCCGGAATGGACAAGTACTCCGGCCTCCACGACCTCTTCGTCAAGAAGGGTGTTCTGGTCCGCGAAGGCACTCGGTACGTCTACACGTCCCCGGTGACTGGTGAGGTGATCAAGAAGTTCAAGAAGGAACTCTATAATGATCGGTCCACCTTTGACCAGATCATGGCGGAGTGGAATCATCTCGAAGATACCTCCGAAGTCGGGTTCGATAACATGACTGAAGTTGGCGACATTCTCGACGATCAAGGTAACGTTACAATCTAAGTGCACGCATACGTGGTGTTGAATATAAGTAGCATTTCAACACCACGTTGGTGCAAACAGAGAAATCAAATGAAATCCGAAAGTAAGCTTCTTATCGAACTCTGGGATGCTGTTCGCGACCAGATTCAGCCCGCCCGTCGTATTGAGACGGCCTTGTCCTTTGTTCGCACGTTCGAGGAGAACGGCATGGACGAGCGCGACCTTCAGGATGTCCTTGGTGAGGATGCCTACCTGACCCGCGCCTACCGTGAGGTGTTCGACCTCGAAGAGGATCACAGCGACGGCGGCGGCTTCGGCGAGGACGAGTAATGCACTGGTTCCGCGCCATCACGAAAGACGAAAAGAATCTGACGCCTGTCGCGGAAGCGCTTGAGTACTTCCAAGTTGAGTATGAGGAAGGACAGCGCGAGTTGAAGGTTAAAGGTCGTCGTATTGACGATGTAGCCTGCAAGCTTCCGGGCATTATGGAGTATCGTTTCGCACAGTATCAGGAGTTGGAGACGATTCTCCAGTATCTTGAGAAGGTCGAGACAAAAGCGTTGATCGAGCAGACGCAGTGGTTCATGTCTAACTATCCTCGGCAGATTCCCGAGCATACAGCGCGGAAGTACGCTGAAGTTGAGCCGAACGTGTTTGCGCTGACGAAGATCAAGCTTGAGGTTGCGACGGTCCGCAACAACTTCCTCGCCCTGTTTAAGGGCATTGAAGCGCTCCACTATCAGGTTCGGAACATCGTAATGCTTCGGACGGCCGGATTCGACGACGCCACATTCTGATCCGGTATGGTGGGGATAACCCTCGCCATACCGGTTGAACCGCTTTGACGTTTCGTGTAGCGAAAAATCATGACAACATTTTTTACATCCGACACGCATTTCCAGCACGGGAACATCATCAAGTACTCGAATCGACCGTTCGGAAACGTTCAAGAGATGGACGAGGAGATGATCCGTCGATGGAACGAGACGGTTTCTCCATCAGATACGGTCTGGCACCTTGGTGACTTCGCCATGGGCAACCAACAGAACGTTCGCTCGATCCGCCAGCGCCTGAACGGAACCATCCATCTCTGCTGGGGCAATCACGATAAGCGTGAGATCGTCGAGAATCAGCACTGTTTCGATTCGATTCAGGACGTGGCGTTCTTCAAGCTGGATGGCGACTTCCTGTTCCTGTCACATTACGGCCACCGGGTGTGGAACGGCTCCCATAAGGGCACCTATCACCTCTATGGGCACTCCCATGGTGGACTTGAGCCGATCGCCCGCTCCCTGGACGTTGGCGTGGACGAATGGGACTTCCGTCCGGTCACGATGGGCCAGATCAAGGCCCGCCTCGACTCGATGGGTCTGGCCGAGCCGGTGACCCCACACAATCACCGATGAGCGCTTGGTTCTATCAGGTTCCGGAGACGATGATTGCCCCAGACAACCGTGATCGGGGCTTTCGGTTTCAGTTCAACTACAATTATATGGGTAACGGGCATTGGATGGATGTGTTCGAGGCCGTCGCCGAATGGTACGACGAAAACTTCGATGATCCCGAATGGACCCGTGTCGATGGAGGCGGCTTGACGCTGTTCTTCAAGGACGAAAACACCGCGTTCGAGTTCAAGATGAGGTTCTGCTGATGTCGGATCACCGTGACGAATTGCTTAAGCTCGGGTTCCCCGAGGCAGTCGCCGAATCGGCTGATCTCGCCGAGAAATCAGGACTGTTCGATCTCAAGCCGCCAAGCTTGGAATACAAAATGTGGTTGGTCATCCGCACGGACTTGCCCTTGAGCCAGGGAAAGATGGGCGCGCAGGTAGGGCACGCGTTCGGTCGCCTTTATATGGAAGCGTCTAAATTCCGCCCCGGCCAGTTTGAAGCCTATCTGGCAGATAACGAGCCAAAAATTACCGTCAAAGTCTCCGATGAGGCTAAGCTGCTTCGAGTCTATCTGGAGGCGAAGGCCGCTGGAATTCCCTGTCAATTGATCCGGGATGCAGGACGCTCGGAAATCGCCGCAAACACACCTACAGTGTGTGCGTTTGGTCCGTCCTATAGGGATGACCTGCCGCCCTATCTACGGCGCCTACAGGTGCTCAGAGACGAATAGACGTCTTAGTCTCGGTTATCCCACGGGCAATCTCGGCAATGAACGGCTCAGCGGCGGGATTGGCCACTAGAGTCTGTTCGGCTAGAAGCTGGAAGCTCTGCATCGCTTCCCGCCTAGCTTCTGCGCTCTTCTGCACAAGGACCTTATCCCGCGCTGCTAATAGCAGCGCCATTCCGAGCGTGAAATCAGACATATCTCAACCCACGTATCAACGTGAGTAGGTCTCTCACATCAAAGCGGACCTATCAACCCTGGGCACCACAAATTGGTTCCACGAAATGGATATGAATCCCTCGTTCAGGGTTAGAACTATGGACAAATGGATTCATAGAAGTCATCCTGGCGTTTGAGCCAGAATCAACATGGTCATGAAATCTTCACTCGTGCATGCAACGAAGAACATGTCATCGTTCATGCGAAGAATCACCGAACGTTCGATCAGTTCCGCGCTTGCATCCCGTATTTCGACCCAATCCAAGGTGTTTGATTCGGCTACCCATTGGGTATTTTTACCAAGGGACGTTGTGGTCGGGGTAAACGCATTGTGCGTAAAGAACACACCCTCGTATTGGGTCTCTACTTCAATCGAATGGGCATCAGGTGGAGCATCCGCTGAAACTGAAGCAACGACATCGGCAGCATAACTGAAGTACCGCTCGACCAAGGAACCGGCGGTTACGCCGTATTGCACGGGAAGTTCTTCACGATCTAAACTCAACCTTACTGCGCGCATGTGAAACAGTTTTCCTCAGCCCGGAATCGTCCCAGCCCCCTCAGGCTAATCGAGACCGCGCGAACCAATTCGTATCCAACCCAAAGCTTTTCTCAAGAGATAGGTGCCTCCGTAAGAGCTTATTAGGGGTACGGTTAATGAATTGTGAACGCAAATCGCCGGATGCATGCGACAAAAATTCTCCGTCTCTTTCACTGAGAACGCTAGTCTAGAGAATTTCTACCTCACAAAGCCGTGACCGGATCGACATAAATGAAGCCACCGCCTTTGACAAGGCGGTGGCTTCACCGTTTTGGTCAAGCGAATCAGTACTTCGCATACGCCTTTTTGAATCCCTCGACGCTGGTCTGCAAGGGCTCCATCAGAGTAGGCTCAACGTAGGAAGAGGCCGCCATCCGCTTGGTCACCGCATCGATATAGCAGGAGAACTTTCCTTCCGGGCTCGTGGTGAGCGCGATCGGTGCCCCGAGCAGGCTGGGGATCGACGGGTGCTGATCGAGTAGCGCCGTGTCCACGGACACACTCGCATCTTTGAACGAACTCACCGCCATCTTGAGGAAAAACGCCACGTCCTGGCCCTCGTCGTGCCGTGTAAACTCCTTCCCGAATCCGACATTCTTGTAGCCAAGCAGTAGGATGGGAATCTTCTTGGACAAGGCGGCGTTGATAAATTCCGCCGTGACCCAGAGCGGCTGAGCCCCAACCACGTGCTGAGCCATCACCTTGACCCGCTGCCAGCCCGGATTGACCGTCGCGTTGATCTCTTCGACCAGGGCGAGACCCTTGGCGGACGAGCAAGAGACGCCAATCGCCTTGACGTATGTCTGCACGGCCTGGAGCTTGGCCGGGTCCGCGAGCCAGCGGTCCGACAGGGTCGTGAAGTTCGCCACCATCTCGTGCCCTGCGATTTCCTTGAGAATTTCGACGAAATCCGGATGGTCGGTCGGCTCTCCGCCGCCGATGGCGATCTCGAACACCTTCATCTTGGCGAGAAGATTGATGGTAGACCGAAGCGTCTTCATGCTGGCGTGCTTGCCCGCTTCGGTAGACGACTGGTAGCAGAACTTGCACCCGGCGGCGCAGTAGTCGGTGATCTTGAGATCGACTAACTCAGGCACCGACGACTTCAGATAGGGTTCGTCCTTTACGGACATTCGCACCTTGTTACCTGTACGCTTGTCGAAGATCGTAATATGGTTTCCCTCCTCACGGACGGAGTTGTTGTAGCTCGACTTCAGCGTCTCGAACAACTCCTCTTCTTCGCAGCCATGCATGACGAAGGGATAGTTCGCCGAGTCGTCCCGGCCGCCGACCACGACGATGCGGTTGGACTGGAACAGGTTGATCAGCGTATGGACATAGGCAGGGTGAAGTGGATCAGCCGGATGACTGATCTGTGAATTTCCAGAGACGTAGAAGTTGCCGTAGCCGTAGTTGTACTGCTCGTCGTCGTCCGTCTCCGTGGAGGCCACGAGTTCGGCAATGTTAGACAAATGCGGCGTGAAAATCTCGACAAGCTTCTTCTGATCGCAACCCCCGCCGAGGAGCAGGGCTGCAAGGTAACGCATCTTATCCTCGGTCGAAACCAAACGAAACTCCGTTTCACCAAAGGCGGTCTCGGTCTCGTTGATCGGCTCGAATTTGCCGACCATGTCCTCGGGGATCAGCACGACCGAGTGGGACGAACTCGAATTGGTTGCGAATCCCGCACGAAGGTTATGAATGAAGATCGGCATATGCACTCCTTGAAATCCGTTACCCATGCGATACGCTGAATCATCGAAATGGTCAAACCAAATTTCGACCAAGGTTAATTTTGACTCTTCGGGTCCTTCACCCGCATGATGGATGAATATTCTGTAGGTGGTTTTGATGACCGTAGAAGATGCCATTGAGGCTTTGGCCCATCATGTGAACCGGGGTCTATTTTCGATCCAGCACGAGGACTCGTGGGCGTTCAAGTTTGTCCAGAACGTCTCCGAGTATATCCGCAGGGACAAGCCTCTTTCGACCGAACAGGGACGAATTATCCTTCGAATCCTCGGAAAGCACCGCGCCTATATGATCGAGCATGGCAGCGATGCCGATGCGATTGATAGCCTTCTCCTAAGGCCCCGGTACCGCAACGATCCCTATCCATCGGCGAACGTGCCGCGAGAGGTTCGCCATCTCGGCGACAACCTGCTGGGATTCCGGTTCAAGCGGAACGACGAGATTTCCCAGGCCCTCCAGGCGCTTGTCGCCTATCGGCCGTACAAGCTGGATAATCTGTGGTTCCACCGCGAGCATCGGCTCTGGGTGGTCCCGATCACCCGACACAACCTCGAAGGCGCCATGTCGGTGATCCGCGATCACCGGTTTGGATTCGACGAAGGCGTGGCCGAGTACCTGACCGCATGCGAGAACAACAAGCGCCGCCCGGCAGAGTTTGCCTCCGACGACTCGATCGGCATCATCGCGGGTCAGGTCTATGATTGCGAGATCGTCGCGTGGTGGTCTCGGACTGTCCTCGGAGGATCACTCGCATGATGCAGGAATACATCTTTCCCTCAGACCCTTCGGTGGCCCGCAGGCTGGTCCAGTTAAGCCGGGTGACCCAAACACGGATTACCGTGGAGATTGAGGCTCTAGCCACACGCGGGCTTCTCGCACCGGAAGACTTTGCCGGAGCACCATCCCTGACGGAGACCCAGCAGAAAGCAGTCCAGAAACTGATCGACTACCGCTTGCGTGGGGTGCTCTTGGGTGACTCCGACGACGGCGGGCGTAGCGCAATCCTGATGGCGTGCCGCCTCCAGGGGGTTCGGCCGATTCTCGTATGCACCCGGAGGGCCAGCCAGTGGGCACAGTCGGCCGAACTCTTTGGTCTCACCTGGGGTAGCGATCCCCTGGTGGACACGGACGTGCTGATCCTGAAAGCATCCGATATCCTACGTCAGGACGTGGTCCGGGATCGTAGAAACGGCGTTCTGGTGATCGAGCACACTGATAAGTCCGACTTTGTCCAGGGAACGGAGAATAACGATCAGGCGATTACCCGTGAGTTTGCACGGGTAATCGTTCTAGCGAACTTCGGTTCGCTCACCCGGACGTTCCACTCGTGGACACGACAGTGTGACATCGCCCTTGGCGTGGCTCTCACCTACCTCTGGCCGGGCGAGATATTGAAGATTCTCAACCAGACCCATGCGAGGGTGATCGACCTAAAGAGCAGGGGATTCACAAAGTACCGCCCGGCAGACTTGTACTTTATGTTCAACGTGATCCCCGACCTGCTGGGGGAACGCGGCCCGCGTTAGGACCACCGCATCCGGAATTCGAACGCGTCGTCCTGGCGGTGGAAGTCGATTCGATCGTGTTTGAACCCCAACACGATATGGCGGCCACGCTGGTTCAGCCACTCCGCGATGTCGTCGCGGAGCTTGCGGTCATTCGATCCGTAGCGGACAGGAACCCACATGTCCTTGGTCAAACGCACATGGGGGACCTCGGCACGCATCGTCAGGATCGGCCGGAACCAGAGAATGCGGATCGTCTCCGCATCCTTCGGGCACTGCGGATCGTACTGGCCAATCATCCAGCGGGGCTGGCCGCCCTTCTGCTTCCATTCGAGATCGAAGTCCCCGTCGAGGCGCCGCCACGTCTTTCCGGGCGTCGTCCCCGTGGGGAGGCTCGCACTGTAGTCGGAAAGCTTCATGAACTCCAAGCAGTTCATCCGCATCACCGGGAGACTGTCGATGTACGCACGATGATCGTTCATCCGAATCTCATCTTGAATTCAAATGCGGTGTTTGCATCAGTAAAAAAGAACATAATGATGTCGAAGTCGTCACGTTGATCTTGCACGTCGTAGGAGAATTCCCCAGCGGTATCGCCCGCGCCGCAGAACCCCATCATGGCGTCCCAACGCTCGTCCTCATCAAAGCCTATCTTCATCGGGACGCGATGGGTAAGATTCGGATCGAACTCGATCTCACAATTTTCCAGCGCCATCAGCCGAACCTCATCTTGAACGCGAATGCCGTGTTCGGGTCGTTGAAGAAGAAGTCTACTTCTTCCGGCTCGCCTTCATCGTTATCCACATAATTCCAGTCGAATTCCCCCGGATTGTCCTCGCTCTCACAAAATTCCAGCGCGGCCTCAAGCTTTGCTTGATCTAGGTCGGTCACACGGACACTGATCGTGTTGTCATCCGGATCGTAATACAGACTCTCGCTATTCTTCGCCATCATCCGAACCTCATTTTGAAGGCGAAAGCGGTGTTCTCATTGGAGAAGTAGAACTCTCCCGTGTTGTCCGGACCGATACTAACCAGCCAGTCGAACGTTCCGATCGTATCGGGGTCCTGACAGAACGCCATCGCTTCTTTCCAGCGCGCGACATTGTCAAGGTCCGGATAAGCCACGGCGTACCCGTACCGCTTTTTCAGAACGTGCCTGTGCAGGGTTGGATTGATAAGCGCCATCTCCGCATAATGCGCCGAATCGTCGATTAGTCAAGTCTAATTCAACGCCAGAACATCCATTTTGAAGATAAATATACGCATATAACGACAAAGCATTTTATAACAAAGGGATTATGGAAAAGTGTATTTTAGAGATTACCGATCAGGTAAACGTTCGCTTTCGTGGGCTTGATGCCCAGACTAGACGGAAGCTTAACGATAAGCTGAAGTTCTTCGTCCCTTACGCCCGGCATATGCCCGCGTTCAAGCTTGGACGTTGGGACGGCAAGGTCTCGTTCGCCACGGCGGGCGGGGCAACATACCTGAATCTCCTCGACCGTGTCCTGCCCGTGGTGATGGATGCCGGATACGAGATCGAGATCGACGACAAGCGCCAGCAGTACGACTTCGAATTCCCTGAGATCACCGACGAACTCGTGGCGGACACGGATTGGCCCAAGGGCCACCCCATGGCGGGGACTCCGATCATGCTGCGCGACTATCAGGTGGAGGCGATCAAGCGGTACATCGCCAACCCGCAGTCGATCCAGTCGATCTCGACCGGAGCGGGTAAGACCCTGCTGACCGCATGCCTGTCCAAGCTGTGCCAGAACTTCGGCCGAACCATCGTAATCGTGCCCTCGAAGAGCCTCGTCGAACAGACCGAGGAGGACTACAAGAATCTCGGCCTCGACGTGGGCGTGTACTACGGCGACCGCAAGGAATGGGGCCGCACCCACACGATCTCGACGTGGCAGTCCCTGGTCGCTCTGATGAAGCGCGGTTACGTCGAGGATGACGGCCCGAACATCATGGAGATGATCGAGGGCGTCGTCTGCGTGATGGTCGATGAGGTGCATTCGGCCAAGGCGGATAAGCTCAAGGAGCTTCTGACCGGCCCCATGGCGGGCATCCCGCTGCGCTGGGGCCTCACCGGCACGGTGCCGAAGGAGGAGTTCGAATACCTCAGCCTGTACGCGGGTCTCGGTCCGGTGGTGGGCGAGATTCGTGCGTCCGACCTTCAGGAGAAGGGCGTGCTGGCGAATTGCCACGTGCAGATTCTTCAGCTTCGTGACGAGCACGTGGAGTTCAAGACCTACCCGGAGGAGACCGCGTTCCTCACTTCGGACAAGGCGCGGCTCAACTGGATCGC